GGGCTACAGTTAGGGCTAAGGTAACATATCTAATCGTTATCTCCATAGTCATAGGGACGGCATACACGCATGAGCACCACGCCAAGAAATAACCCAGCGAAGAGGCTCATGCCCACGGCTCCGGGACTAGCTGAGAAGCAGTAAGCTACCGCTGCACAGGCTATCCCAGAGAGAAGTAGAGTGAAAGCAACCATTAGAATACCGGCCCGTTGGGCGTGAGGCTGGCGACCCAGCGCTCTAGGGTCAGGAGGTCGGCGTCAGACACGGTGCCTTTGATGACGATGACGGGGCCGATGAAGCCGTTCCAGCTACCCCCGCCAGCGCCGTAGCTGTTGCCAAAAACAGCTACGGAAACGGTAGTCGCCCCGGTTGGGGCAGCACTACTTACAACCGCACCATTCTTGCGCGACGTGGCGGTACTGCCAACCTTAACAAGCGAAGCCACTGTAGCTCCCCCTGTGTAGGAGGCATCTACGGGTAACGCGAAGGTAGTCAGTGCGTCGTTCTTGTACCTGTACTGCAAAGTACCGCCCGCATTCAGGAGGGCTGCAATAAGCTGTCCTCCCGCACCCCCGCTACCCAAGGCAAAAGCATACGGGTAGGCTGCCCCAGCCCCACCAGCGGCCACAGCGGTAATCACCGCATGGTCATCCCCCATCTGAAACGGCACACTCCCCAGCGTCAGCGAGTCCGCCCCGTCGAAGCTCCACCAGTACCGTCCTGCGTTTGGATTGCTTGCGGCTGCAGAGGTGGTCAGTGGGATGCCGCCTTCGGCTAGGATTTGTGCGGCGGTTAGGGTGCCTTTGAATAGTCCGAAGCTGGACACCGTGCCCGACTTTGTGAACGTAACCGTCCCAGCCGTTGGCGTGAAGTTGAGCACAACAAGATCACTCGCACCAGTGCCGTTAAGCGTGCCAGAGCCTGTTCCCGATAGTGTCACAGACCCCGTGCCATATAGCGCCAGGGTGTAGGGCGCAGCAATGCAAGTGACGTTCTGTGTCGCTGGTGTTGCGCTGTTCAGCAACTCGTTATACACCCCCCTGCGCACCGCTGGCTTGTTAGCGGTTGTGGTCTGGGTGGCGTGGATGCCGGAGATTTGTTTGCAGCTAACAGCACGCAGTGTGCAGGCTGTGGCAGCGCTCGCGTAGAAAGAGCAGTCTGTAATAACGCTTGCGCCTGCTGCGGCAATAATCTCTTTTTGGCCAATTGTTGAAATTGCTGCTTGAATTGAACCACCAATGTACGGCGTAATAGACCCACCTGATATTGAAACAACCTCAAACGAGAGTCTTGCAATGTCGCCGGAACTTAGCACGTTACCGTTAAATGGAAACGATCCGTCTACCCCGGCTGACTTTGAATACGATCCGTCGCCGTTATTAACCCAGGGCGTCGAAGGCTGTGGGTCCGTAGCCAACTCCTCCCCCACACTCCCCATCCCATCCAGCACCAACCCAGCCACACCATCATTTGCGCTGTAGCCGGTAGAGCCGGTGCTATCGGTGTAGTTGTTGGTCAACAGACCGGAGATGGATACTCCGCCACTCCCAGGCAGATAGACGTGGGCGTCAATATCCGGGCGGCGCAGGATGGAGAGGGCTTGTGCCTGGAGAGTAGAGAACCACGAGGTAAAACGCCCCAAGGATATGCCCAGCATTAGGACAGCCCCACGATACCGCTAGCGGTCGTCCCGGTACTGTTGATGCGCTTACACCCAATAGGGAGCAAGGCACCACCCGGAACATTGGAAAGTAGGCAGGTGGTCCCGTCGTTATTAACAACGACTAGGTTACCCGGCCCACCAACATAGATACCCCGAGGGCGGATAGTGAAATCCACCGTATCATGGGGTGTGATCGTAAAGGCCGCCACACCTGTGGCAAGATTAGCTGTATTGTGCATGATTGTATTTCATAGTTGGGGTGGCGTGCACCCGGAGCGGAACTCGATAGCCTCAGCCTCTCGGCGCTTGGTCAAGCCTGGTAGCACGCGCCCGCCTGCCTTGTTCCATTTGCGGAACTCGTCAGCAGCAGCATGGCAGCGACCCTCGTTAATACGACGAAGTAGGGTACTCTTAGCATAGTTAGATTCACCTACGTTAAACACGAAGGACACAAGGGCATCATACTGCCGCTGTGTCAGCTTGGCCTTAGTAAGGCGTTTAATCGCTATTTGCGAATCAAGAACATCCTGTTGTAGCAAGGTGGCACATTGCGCCCTTGTCTTGACTTGGCCCAGCTTGGCTGTCTTAGTGTGCCCCGCACAGACCGTGACAACGCCAACAGGATCGACATACGCAACAGGGCGCATGCCCTCGTGGGCCACGATAGCACCTGCCCCGCCCAGTGACAGGGAGAGCAGGGCTACCGCGACTCGGCCTTTCAGCCAGTCAGCCCACTTCATGCTTAAGCGATACCGTTGGTTACAGCAGCAGCGGTGAAGCTAGCAGCCAAATTGCCAGATACGTCTTGCAGCTTGTTAGTGCCTTGCGTATACGCCACGTCAACAGCACCGGCCACGAAGGCAGTAGCCACATCGAGATACACGAAGGGGCCGTCGATAGTGACCTTAGTCACTGCCTTAGCCTGAGTCGTGATAGCGAAATCAGTAACAGCGGGTACGGACTTAGGGTCGAGGCCCTCACCGTAGGTCAGCACGATCCGCTTAGGGTTCGATGCTGCAATACTCTTAGCAGCAACCACAGGCACGGTAGTCTCGATGAACGAGGCCACGGCAGCAGCGCATTCCGTGAAGAAGGCGTTAAGCTGGAAGGCGTGCGGAGACTTGGCAGCACCCGCGTGACCACGACCAGCAGAGATTTCCACAGCGGAGATAGCCTTAGCAGCTTCGGTGCGTAGCTTAATGCCCATAGACAACAGGCCGGGAGACGGGAGAGTAGATACACGCATGGTGGTTCCTTAGTTAGATTAGGCGGCAGTTACCTGCGGCACCTTGGCCGTTACTTACGGCGCTTCAAGATACTGTTCCTACCAGTCGTAGGGGTGGAGTATCGGTTATAACCCATAGGGTCTTTGATAGATTCGGCATGGGCTCTCGCGATCATGCCTGCAATCTGCTTCTTCTGATCTACAGCAAGAGCTTCTTGGAAGTGACGGACCAACCCCTCAACCGCATCAAGTCTATCGTCATGGACGAGACTGTTACGGACTTGGGAAATCTTCGCCATCTGGTAGAAGAAGCTGTAGGTTAGGCGTAAGGCGGGTGCGTAGTTAGCGCAGCGCATAGCATCCTCTCGGATCACGGCCTCAGAGATAATCAAAGCACCCCGGCCCATTACAGGCTCAAGGGTAGCAATGATCCGTGCCTCTTTCTGACCGTGCACGAGGTCATCCTCAAGGCCACACTGATGGTGCTTCCTAAGGATAGGGGCGAACACAGCGCGGAAAGCACCATGCCCCATGTTCTTCTCGATCTTAACTACGTCGGGCTTGAAGCTAGCAAGTATCTTCGCCAGTTCTTCAAGCTTACTCTCTTCGTAGCCGCCGGGCAAGCCCCCAACGCTAATCAAGTGAACATTACCGTTAAGCAATCCTCCGATAGCCCACGCAGTCTCGTCGGCGTTAGCGCCGCCACCAGCGGGGTCGATGTATGCCACAATGGATTGTAGCTTAGCAACCTCATGGCTAACGTCGCACGCCTCAGTCACCTTAAAGCCGAAGTCGTGTACAGCAAAGTCCCGCAAGTGCGAGCTAAGCATACCACGAATGATCGACAGGGGGAACTTATCGCCCGGTGGGTTGATGAAGGTCAGAGCAGTCAGCTTCAACGGGTTCCGCATGGAGTCCATGAGGGTCGTGTTCAGCATGTGCTGTAGCTGGAAGTACGCAGTACCCTGATCCCGCTCTTTTTTCTGGAGGGTTTCCTCACCCAGCATCACAGGGTCCACCGGCTGGCCCTGATCCCCGAGCAAGCCACCACCTGTAGCCAGCGCCGGATTACGGGCTAGCCTAGATGAGACATACGGGGCCAGATTGGCACCATAATGCGCCACCTGCTCAGGCGTAGGGTAGCGCCCAGGCCAGATACGCACAGCCACCCCACGCCCCGGTAGGGAGTTGTAGATGGAGTCCATGGTCTGAGGCGTGCCCAGCCATACGATGCGCCCGGGGTTGCCGTTCTTGTCCACCACGATGGATGTAAAGTCCTTGGTCAAGTGCATCAGCTTAGCCCGCTGTGTAGCGGTAGCCGAGTTCTTGGAGGACTCAATATCGTCAGGGATCAGCAAGTCGGCCCGCTTTCCCTGCAAGTTGGAGTCAATGCCCACGCATGCCACGCTAGGTGACTTGTCCATACCCTTGAGAGAGTGGTGCAAGTCGAAGCCCAGCACGGATGTACGGTCACCCGCCATCTTGTCAGGGCGCATGCACTCCAGTACGTCCATGTTCATGACGATACGGACAATCAAGGTAGAGATTTCCTCAGCCTGAGTACCGCCCGCCGAGATAATCAGCACGCGCCCCGTAGGGTCATGCAGCAGGAACCATACGGCGTAGGCCGCAGCAATCGTGGTCTTAGCCTGCGAACGCTGGGCCTGCACCATGATAGAGGCAGGGCCATAGGCGATGTAGCCAGCAATATCCCGTTGAATCTCGGATGTGCTAAAGCCAAGCTCTAGCATCACATCCTCAAGGAAGGGGACGAACTGGCTATAGTGTGCCTGCACTAAGGCAAGCTGATCCCAGCGTACCTCAGCCTGCTCAGCGCCTTCCCACGCTTTCATTGGACAGCGGCACCAAGGCCGAGGTTGTAGGCTAGCTGTTCCTCAGCCTCTTGCAGGGCGGCAGGTGCAATCTTCTTACGGCGTCGTGCAGCAAGGGCATCCGACAGGTCGGACAGGGCCTTGTTACCAGTGGGGCTAGCAGTGATGTTGTTGTTCTTGAGGAACGTAATAGCAGCAGCCAAGTGAGCAGCGCTCGGCGGCATCACCTTGACAGCACCAGTCTCTTCGTCAACCACCTCGATGGGCTTAACCGCATCGGTCAGGCTACGGGCGATCTGAGCATGAAGCTCTTGGAGGGCATTATCCGTTGCGGCCATGTTTATCCTTTCGTGCCTTGCGGGGCATGTACCACTTATCCCGAAGGAGGAAGTATAGCTGAGCTACTGTGTAGATGAGGGTAACGATAAGCACCACCTCAGGGAGAGGGATGCCTGCGATAGTAAGGCCCCCGACTGTCACCGTAGGTGCAGCCCGTGTCGCCTCAGTAACGAAGTCGTGGTCGATAGTCATATCATTTAGCAATCAGCCATTTGGCAAAGGTTGGATTATCGCGGAGTACGCCAAGGACTCCCGTCGCTAAGCTGCGCACGTAGTCTTCCTCGACCTCACCGCCGTCCTCGCGGCCTTGCATATACCGAATGGCGTGCATGACCTCGTGGAGTACAGTATCTTTAGTGACGAACACATCGCCACAGGGCCTGATCTGAATCTCGCCCGCGTCCCCCTGCATGAGGCCAAGTTCATTAGCATCAGCAGGTAGGGTAGTTAGGCGAAACACTCGCCCGTTAATACGCAGGCGCTTAGGAATCAAGGGATCACCAAAGGCTGCGTATCTTCCAGTGGGATGAGCCACGGCTCTCGGGCTTGTGCTGGGGCACCTAGGTACATACCGAAGGGCACGATACCTGTGATGCCCATAGCCAAGCTAGCGTCGATGGTAGCACGTTGCAGCACAAGCTGATCGTGGAACCATGTCGGCTCGTTGCCCGCAACGTCGAAGGCTTGGTAGATATACCAGACTTCTCCAGTAAATCCCATAGCCCGTAGCTTGTCGTATGTGGCCTTGAGCAAGTTGCTATACCGATTGCCCGGATAGGCATTCGGCACTGAGTACGACACGTTCACGTTAGGGTAGATGTCGATAGCAATGATGTCAAAGCCGTTAGTCACACCTAGCGTAAACGCAGGGTTGAGGACAACCTCTGGCATGTACGTCACGACAGTCTTGAGCCCTTGAGCCCGGGCCTGTGTGCTAGCCGCAAGGGCAGCAGTCTGGTCGGAGAGGTCGTAGACCCCGCCCTTCCAGCCAAGCTCATCGTAGACGTAGGCATGGGTCATGGCCGGGTACTTAGCCACCTCAGCGAGGAAGGCCGTCCACTGCCCAAAGCCGGTCACGTTAGTACGGCCACCATAGGCAATGATCGTACCGGGCTGGGTAGCCTGCCACGCCACCGAGGTGACCATGTTAGTGTCCTCGCTCTGGGCTAACTGGAAGTCATAGGAATCCGCAGGGATAAGCCTATCGCTAGGGTTGAGGAAGGCAGTCTTAAGGCGGGGAGCAGGTTCACCCCCACCCGGACCACCACCCCCGCAGCCGCACAAGAAATAAGTGATGAGCATAAGAGGGATTAGGAGTAGTTTCCTCATAGTGATGTAGGGAATGCTGCGGAGGGGACAGTAACCGTAGCGCCACGGTCGGTACCGTGGGTAGCTCGGAAGTCGTCGCACCTGCCGACAATGCCAAGAGTTGCGGACCGGTCACCAATGAGGATACCTGTGCCTATACTCGCCGTCCATGTGCCGCTAGCCTTCTGTACACCGTTAAGCCACAGACTGACTAGGTTAGCGCCGTCGCGTTTAACCGCAACGTGGTGCCACGTGTTGGCTGACACTTGGGAAGCGCCCGAAGCCAGGGTGAAGGCGCCGTTAGCACCGTATATATTGATCCCGCCACTAGCGTCTGTGTAGACCTCGTAACCACCGGGGGCGGCATAGTCGTTCACGACCCACAGCACTTGCGTGCTGGCTACGGCATCCCAGTAGAACCAGCCCTCATGGATGAACTGCCCACTCCCCGCTGCGGGGAAGCTGGTAGCCCCTATATTGGAGGTAGCAGCTAGGGCAGCAGCAGTAGCGCCCCATTTAGGCCCAGTGTTGGCTAGGGTGCACGCCGTCATGACGGTAGTAAGTGCGAAGCTGGAGGCGTCTGTGGTGCTGGTAGCCCCGTGTGTACCGTCCAGGGGCAATAGCCACCGGACAGAGCCGAACAAGGGGTCGCCCGTGAGGGCGGGTCTGTGGACAGCGGATCGGATGATACGCATTACAGATTC